GCGATATAATTGTATCCATCGGAAGCCAGGAGCGTCGCCACCATGGTCACGCTGTCGGTAGATGTGGATGCAGAGGGCGTAAGACAAAAGCTATAACTCAGCTGTGCTTTGCAGGCCAGTGAAAGAAGAAAAGCCGCGACGATAAGGATGTTCTTTTTCATGTTAATGCAGAATTATTTTTCTTGGCGATAGGATGCAATTGCAGGCGATATTGTTTACCGTGACCTTCACATTGGCCGTATCCTGACCGGTATTGCTGTTAGTTTCCGTGAGATGGAAGGTGTAGACGCCGTTTGCCGTCATGCCGGAGACGCCCGTAGATTTGCTACTCGGGCTGACAATCGTAGGCGTCACCGGTCCGGATTCGTAGCTCCACGCATAGGAGACGTAAGGATACCCTACGGTGTCTGTCGAATTGGCGACATTGATCAGCAGCGCCGAATGTCCACCGGCGGTAAGCGTGGTTGATGTACTATTGATGGTCTGATTGGAACCTGCAGATGGCGCGGGACTAACCCATCTCAAACTCTTAGTGCTGTTGATGGCGAAGGGCGACCCCATAGTTGGAGTAAGAACATCCAGCGCATTAGGAACGAGATCGTTGAAGCTAATATTCATCGCCAATCCAAAAGGCTGAACCTCGGTTTTATTCCGGCCCCATGAGTGCAGACTATCCTTGTCGTCGGTTGCGAATTTGTAATATGTGAAAAACTTGTTTGAATAGAGATGTACCCAATGTGTGCCTATTCCGATCTGCTGCATGCCGGTTACCGGATATTCGCCGCCCACCCCGTCCCAGCCATATAATCCTGTTGGGTAATTGACGTAGTAATAGCTATTCACCGCTTCGCTGCCTATGCCGACCTCTCCCATTACGTTCATACCAGTTCCGTACATATTTCCTGCAGAATCGGTAATATGCGTTGTTTCGAAATTGACGCAAATTTCTCTCACCAACGAGGTCAACCCCCAAAGGGTATAGAGATCGGTGAAGCTGGAAAAGGATTGCGCGCTTGCCGCTCCCCACTTGCTCCAGTCATTCCCCAATGCATAAGGATGGCCATAGGGGGAACCGGCAGTCTGTTGGACGACGGCGAAGATCACGTAAGAGAACGCGTTCCCGTTGGACAGATCAAACCAGGTCAATTTCCCAGTACCCTTTCCGGTGAACGGAAATATCGTCGTGGGTGTCGATCCCGCGCCGGCGGCCCAATAATAAAGTTTCGTACTGTCCGAAGTCTCTGCAACAACCCCGTATTGTGATATCCTGACCTTCTGGAACGATACGCCCGGGGCCAAGGCGGTAGGCCGCATGAATTGAGAGCCTGCCGAGTAGAAAATGCCGGGGTTATCGTTCCCGCCATACTAAAGCGAGCCGTCTGTTCTCAAAAAGGCATAGGTATCCTGGTATCCATCGATCCATGCCGCGTTGGTAATCGTCGCGCCCGTGCTGTCGGTCGTGATCTGTGACCAGCTGAGCGGCTCGTTGTAGTGAGTAGACTGCCTGATCGTGCCATCCGAAGCCACAACGCGAAAGAGGTTAAAGCACATCGTAGCCTTTATGACGGCAAGTCCGCCAGGCAGGGAGGTGGTTAGATCAGCTATTCCGCCTCCATAGTTGATCGCCCAAAGGTGGTTATCCGTCGTATGATACCCGCACCAATACTCCCCGGCGACGATATCGTCGATGGTGTGGCTCAGGAACATCGGTTTCGCACGGCTAGGCACATGAGACCTTGGCATCTTCACCCAGCAGATGCACAAGGCCACAAAGGCTATGAATAGGAGGCGTTTCATTAATGCGGGATTTGGTTGAACTGGAAGTAGATGGTATACGATCCCGTGGCCGTGGGATAGAAGCTGAGGAGCACGCCGTTATCTGAGGTGACGCCGGAGCAATAGCCTGCTACATTCCCGGTCGAAGTATTGTTCCACGCGGTAAGCGGCCCAACCACGTCGGTGGTCGCGGTTACTGTGTATACTCCGGGATAGATTTCAAGCTGAGTCAGCGTATTCGCGGCGGTCACTGTAACTGTGACATAACCGGTATTGACTAAGCCCCCTACCGATCCGTTTACAAAATGCGCCGTCCCGGGAGAAGAGCAATTCGCAACGGCAAAACTGCTACCATTGGAGGACGCGCTGACAAGGGGATTGTTTTTCACCAACCCATAGAAAGAATTGGCGTGAACGGTGGAATTGGCACCCTTTGTAAGGATGGAATCGGCGGGGAACGAAACCGGCGTTTTTGCGAGCTGCATAGTATCGCCGAAATAGCTGGTACTTCCGTCCTGAAAAGCCTGACCACCATCAACAGTATCCGCCACCTCTACGTGTTGGTTTTCGCTGATCCGCATGGCTTCCGCCTGAGCGGCTCCGTTGAGGCGAGTGAAAAACCGCAGACCAGCGGAATAATTGCCTGAAGTGGAATTGGCTTTGTATCCTTGAATAAAAGAGCCCCCCGTAAAAACGTTAGACGATCCCGTTTCAGTACCCCACATTAGTCTAGCGCCGGCGTCCAAATTCGGGCCACGTTGATCGTTGAGCATAAGCGTCGCACCATACCCAAGATTTGGCTCTACCCCTATAATCTCAGCGATCGAATATTGCGCATTTGCATCGGGGGTCGTTGCTGAGGACCCGACGACCGCATGTAAAATATTTGTGGTTTGAGTATTGTCTATTGACATGGATTGAGTGAGAAAAGATGGGACAGCCGAATTGTTAGTCAAAAAATCCAATTCTCCGGGAATAGTAGTGCCCGATGGAGTACCGGTCACCTTCCCTTTTATCATTGCAATCGTCTGCTCAGCGCTTCCGGTATACTTTCTCCATCTTATGCTTCCGGCAGAATCCAACGAGTTGGGACCGACAGGTGACGTCCTCGTTCCACGATTAAAAACAAAGTCTAGATAGTTGTTCCCGTTAGACGAGCCGTTACCGCTCAATATCAATCCAGCAAGCTTATTGCCGCCTGCGTTGTGGTATATCTCTGCGTCCGCGGCGGGACTGTTGTTATTCAGCCCAAGACCAAAATTGGTATAATCCCAATAGAAATTATTATTGTCTTGTGCTAAAAAACTCGAACCATTTGCAAACAATATCGATCCAGGCGTACTGCTGGAGACAGATGCGCCGATAGCCATCCCTCCCCCGCCGCCACCCCCCGAAGTCCCATAGATATTTACGGGGAAAACTCCACTGGGCGTGACATAATACAGACCACCGGTGATTGTGGACGCCAAACTATCTTGCACAGCACAAAGCATCGGAAATGTTGAAGTGGATGGGAGATCAGATACATGCGTGTACAGTGGTAAGAAGAGTTTTCCCCCTTTTGCTCCCCAAGGATAGACTAGTTGGGCCTGAACGGCAACAGATATTAAAAGGGAGAGTATGAAAAGTATTCGTTTCATGATTATTTGCCATTGAGCGTTAAATGAAAAACATAAGTTGTTGAAGGGTCAAGAGCAATTGCACCGGACGTAAGCCCTACATAATTGAAAGTCCCGGTCTCTGCTGCGATTGGCATAGCCGCCCCAGCCAATAGTTGCGCCGCTGCATTCGCAGGGGTAATTAGCGGTGTCACGCCTACCGTAGACCATTGAATGTCATATCCATATACCATGATCGTACTGCTCGCCGCAGGACTCGTCCCTGTGGTGACAGTAATGTCTCCACCGAGAGTATTATCCCAGCTAGAAAGAGTCACCGTGCCGCCAGTTCCCAATCCGGTCCCGGTAGAAGAGACGAAAGAAGACCCGCTGGCTCCCTTCGGCCAAGCCACAGCATAAGCGGTCCCGTAGTTGTGCTCGTAATAATATCTTGATGCTGTCGAGTTAGTGCTAGTGGTGAATGTAGATCCCGTCCCCGGCTGTGTGATCGCATTTATCGTTACACTTCCGCTTGCATTCAAATCGACCGAATCACTTCGAAATTTTGTTCCACTAACGTTGATCACTAGCGGAAATGAAACATTAGCATACAAGCCATAGCTGGGCGTCAAAGTATTGCCGATCACTAAATTTTCGAGACTCATCTGCATAGAATCGGTCGTTGATTCCACTCTGATGAGTGTTCCAACATTATGCTCGAACCACGTGCCAGCAATGCGTATTAATGAAGTTCCCCTAAGAGATGCGTTGGTAAGATGAACGCCACCCGTGTTTGGATTATGCAGTGTGCCTTCGTCTGAGATATCTCCGTTTTCTATATTTATTGCGCCGTTGCTTCCATTGATATTATACCCCCAGTTAGCACAATTATATATATGACAATCCTTGAAGGTCATTAGATTTGGAGCGACAGCACCTCCCGGAGAACGGTTGATAGTATCCGCCCAAACTGCTACAGGACACCACTTGATTAGAAAATTATCAAACTCACCAGTAAGCGTTCCTTTTAGGTTTAACCCCGCCGAGGTACAAGAATCTACGCCTATATCTGACCATTTGAACCAATACCCGTATTGCAGATTCATGCCAATAGCGGCTTTGTTATGACCTTCCAGCATGAAATCCCGCATAGACGCGTATCCGTAGCCTGCCGCATTAGGACCGCCGCTATAGGGGAGTGTTATGAAGGTGTTGTTGTTCCACTTGAACATGGTATCACCCACGACTAGTTCGGAGAAGATCGTATTGGTCACGCCAGCCCCGCGAACTGAAACATCTGGCATGCCAGTTAGATCGATAGAACTTATTCCCCATGTCCCGGGCGGCATCATCACAGTACCACCTCCATGAGCATGGGCGGAGTCTATACAGTTCTGCACATAAGACGTCACATCTGTAACACCCCCGCTCATGGCCATTGTCAGGCCGTAATCGGTGGGGCGGTAGAATGGGAGAAGGACGGAGCCGGTCGCACTCCCATTAGCCGCAGCCGTTAATCTACCATCAGCCCCCACAGTGATATTGGCATTGGTATAGCTTCCGGCCGTAACAGCGGTGCTGGCCATGCCCGGATTAGGATAAGTACCCGAAAGCACGCCTCCAGCCGATCCGGACGGAGGCAGCGAGGTCGGCCCACCTGTGATCGCGCTATAGGGAATAGTCGCCGCCGACTTCAATTGTTGGCCCGCCGTCTTAACGACGAACGAATCGGTCGAAGCCGCCGCCGCCTCCCCCACCAACCCCGTCCAATAGAAAGGGAAGCCGTTGATGTAGATCGTATCGGCCCGAGAGAAAGCCCCGTTGATGCCGCCCAATACAAGGGAATCCCCAGCCACCACAGAAACCCCCTGCCGCCCATAAAAATTGAACGCTGTCGACGTCCATGTCGATCCATTACTATAGAAGAAGTATCCGGAGTCAGTGGCATAATACAACCCCGGACCTGTAGAAGCCGAAGGGATACTCGCATAGGTTCCTGATCCGAGGATCTTGGCTCCTCCGGAGTTGGTGACTTTACCAGCAAGGGCGCTATTGTTTATCGCTATAAGGCTATCCCGAACTTTGGCCAGCGTGTTGATGGAGGCGAGTGTCTTGGTATAACCCGTATCCGCCAAACTGAATTTTGTTCCTAATCCAGCAACGAAAACTGCTGCGAGAGAGTCACTTACTTTACGAAGCGTATATACGGAAGAAAGCGTATGCGTATAACCGGTATCGGTTAAGCCGAATTTGGCGCTTAGCAACCCACTAATTACCGCGCTGATCGAGTCTATTTTTTTCTGCGCACCTGCGTTCGTGGCGATGCCCCCTGGATGAGATCCGGTTGTGTCGTAGAGAATATAGCGATGACCGCTGCCGTCGACAAACTTTGCGATCGGAATACCTCCAGCAAGTGTGGTATTTACGACCTGGAAGCCGGAGTCGCTGCCACTACCTCCGCCGCCAACGACCTGATGCCACATGATTCCATCGCCTAGGTAAAGGGTGCCGGATTTGAGCGCTATACCGTCTTTACTATAGGTGGTATCGGCGGGGATAAGCAACACTTTCTTCGCCCAATACCGGTCGAGGGCATCGCCGTAGGCAAACTTATAGTACGTGTACTTGGTTGTGTCGTTTCCCGCACTTTGTGCGTGGACAAAGAAAGGCAGTACACTGAATAATATAGAGACAATCTTTTTCATTAATAATCACGATATAGAATTAAGAATCGGGTTCCTTTTATGACAGGTACGGATATGGTTATGTCTGTCCCGTCGAACACATACTGCGTTGTATCGGGATTGTTGCTCACTGGCGCCAGGATCGAATTGTCCCGCGTCAGGAGCAGAATTTTTTTATCATCAAGTGCGTCTACGGTAATCGTCGTCCCTTCAGACCCGATGGCGATATACTCTATGTCGTTGACGATTTTCATGGTCGTATCTGTTGGCTTGAAATCGGTGAACGAGGTCGGTACCTGACATATGTTCTGCGCGAATGGCGTGCGAATGGTGAAATCAATGTAGACGCCGGCAAACTGGTCATTTTCGGTTTCCACAAATAATTGGACCTGCATTTCCGAACTAAGTGCCCAATCATTGAAAGCTGGATAATTGATCTGCGCCATTAGGTCCATCATGACCAGAAGCATATCGGATTGTATGTCCAGCTCGTTTGCTTTCGTGTCCTCGCTGACATGCACTAAGTCTGCCAGATAAAGCCGGTAATTCAGCGTAAGCACCTTACCTGCCGTGCTTAATGAACCGCCGGTGAACTGCAGCAATGCCGAAGGATAAAGAGTAAACTTATCCGTCAGCCAATCAGTTGCGAGACCCTGGTAAAAGTTTCGCAGTTGCCTGTGATCCAGCGCCAGCGTTTTGATTCTTCGTATGACCTGGTTTAACGTCATTCTGTTTGGCGAGGTAAACCCTCATTTTTTCTTCGTTCTTTTTGCTGATGTTTTTGCACATGGTTACGGTTTGTATGGTTGCCCGTTGAAGCCGCCCGGATTGCAATATGGATTGTCCCGCCTGTCGCTGTCGCCCAGATAAACCGGCATGGTAAATGCCCGCTGCTGCGGCGTTATCGTGTCGATGGTGCTACCCGGGTTGAGGTATTCAGGAAAATAATCCGGCGCATTTTGTACGATCCACAGCCGCATCCGCTGGCCGTAATGCTCGGCTCTGCTCTTGTACTTTGCCGCGATACTCAGCAATTCGGTCATCGTCGGCAATTCCGTATTCTCTCCCTGCTTTCTTACAACCCCTTTATTCCAGAACTGGTAGGATAGCGTTTCAGGGAGTTCCGAAAGGGTGTAATAGATCAGTGCGTCAACGAGATAGTCATCAATCAAATTCTTGTAATGGATGTTTTCGGCATCCATTATTGACCCGTCACCTATCAAGGATTTCAGTTTGTTATCCAGCGCCGTACCAAGCAGTGGAGTGATATACACGTCCTGCGCGTACTTGATGTCGGGATAGATCAGCTTCGGATCGATATTGCCGTGAATGGCTGTCCGCTCCTTGATCATGGTATCGCTGATCAGTAGAATATTTTGGCTCATTGGTCGCCTCCTTTTTTTACGACCACATGCGAAACCCAACGGTGCCGACATTCCGGATTTTTTCCCCACCACCCGCCTTTCCGGTCCCACACACTATACCCTAACCGCGTGCTGATCTTTTCAATATCGGATCGGGAGTAGATGCGGTTAAGGGCGATCATGCGCCGGCAGAAGGGTCGCGAGCCCGGAATAATAGTCGGCCCAACACCTGGCTTCACCTCGTAGCTATATTTCACAAAGACCGTCGCCGGGTTGAGCGATCCCTCCCTCGGCGGAGGCGCTAAGATGTCGGTGTCCGATACCGTATGCTCAATGACCATGTCGTCACCTTCTACCTCCGTGCTTTCTTCCAAGTATCCCCTGGTAACGAGGTCCTGTATCTTATTCTCCACATAAGACAGGGATTGCCCAATTGTGTCAGCGATCACCTGGGCCGTAATACGTTTATCTTTCCGGATGAGCTCGATGATCCGGTCCTCTGTGATTGTGACGTCGTAATCCGCGAATGTTTGAATGAACTTCGCCTCGTCATCTTTGGCTTCGGCGTCGGTCGAGAAAATAACCTTCTTGGTGCGCAGGATGTCGAAGTCGTCCTTGCAATCACCGTAGGCATCGAACAGCCCGATAATGCCATCCTCGTCATAGACGGCAGACATAGCGCCGGGCGCCGATGAGGTGATTCCCAAGATGTGATCGATATCGGTGTCGGCCAAACCAAGACCTGTACGCAGGAGTGTCCGCGCCTGCATTTCCGATAACTGACCTTTCCCGTATTGGCGAATGATCCGGAGCAACTGCTGGTGTTGCTTGGTGGACAGGTTCTTGATGTTTTCGTTGACCGCTGCATCTACAGATGGAATGCCAGGAGAATCCACTTTGGTAGACGGCGCAATGGGTGTGGTGGGTGTCGGCCGGTTGTCGGCACCGATATTCTCCAGGTTCCACATTTCTTTGGGAATACCAAGCTTTTCAAAGACAAAGGCCTTGGGCAGTGAGTTGATGACGTCTTTGACGTCGAATTGAACACCGATAGGGTCTAGCGGCCGCAAGGTATATTCGCCCGGCCATTGACTGAACGGTATGAGCTTCGCGATCTGCCGGTCGAACGCATGCGACTTCGGCTTGCCATACGTGCTTTGGAAGATCGAATATGCGGTATAGAGCTCGGTATTTCCGCCCAGCTGCCCTTCCGTCTTGATGCCGAAAAGCATAGGGCTCGTGACCTTGTGGCCGCTGAATATCTCCTGCTGGCAGATTTGATTGACCTGCGCGAAGAGTTTATCCAGCTCCGTAGCCGACAGATCCTCTACGTCCACGGACTTGTCCTTAGTCTTATTGAAGACCATGATGAACCGGCCGGCGTTCTCGGCGCCCGTGAATTTCTGGGCCATCCGCCGCTCCATTTCCCTCTTCTTATCCTCGGAAGGTTCGCCGTCGTAGAACTGGAGCATTTTCGACGGCATCATCCCGTTGCGAATTGCGCTGAGATTGAACTTGCTGATCTCGATATCGGTCTCGATGTAGTTGTTGCTGCCAATGTATTCAGGAAGCGGATAGAACCGGACCATCGGCCGGTATTCCCGGTAGGCGAATATCTGGGTCGTAAAAGGCTTCGACGGGTCAAAGTTCGGGATAAACTCTTCCTGCTCTTTGGATTTCAGGTCGCGGACATTCCATGTCTCTTTCCAGTAGTAGCCATCGCCTTTTTTTGACCGCCGCAGGGTTGAAAAATCGACGTGATAAAATTCACATATGCGTCCGATCCGGTCGTAAACGACCTCAAGATAAAATCCGCCATACGTCTCGATATCCAGCAGGCTCATGCTGGATACATCGTTCAGTGTTTCCTCGAGGCGGTTGCAGACAAAGTCTCCATTCTCATAGCCTTCGCCGAAGATGTATTTGGTCTTGCCGGTGACGATGGCGTTGTGCTTGCCCGACTTGTCGAAAAGGTAGGTCAGGTATTCGGGGTACATATTATCCTCCCCGTAACGGATATAGTCCTTGCCGCGCACTTCCTTGAAGACGGGTATCTTGCTATCCGCAAACTTCATAACGAGGACGTCGGGTCCTGAAACATCGGCAGTCACGGGTGATATAGCAACGGCATTATCCATTATACGTCTTGAAACTGGCTGTGGAATCGTAAGGGGTGTACGCGAAATCAGTGGACCGGTCGAGGATCATCTTGCCGGATTCGATCAATCCATTAGTCTGCGCCGGATCGGTGTTTTCGGCATACTCCTGATCAAAGACCTGATAATGCCATTCGCCTGGCTGCTTGCCCGCGAAAAGCGTGGCAGGGTCGATCGTGAATTCATTGTAGCGGTCCGGGTAATCGCTCTGGTCGTCGGTGTTCAGTTTGGCGAAAGAAACCACATCTCTGGTTAGGACGTGTGTGAAAACGAATAGATAATTGGGCTCTGGGATTGTAACCAGTTCCGATAGCGTGAGGATAATAGCAACGGCCGCGTCATTTTGCTTGAATCTAAGCATCAACCGTTAGTGTCAAAAAGGCGTTTCTGTTTCAAAAAAATCCTCCCGTTGCCAGGAGGATTTCAAACAACTAAAAACAAATAGGAGGTTATGCGCCGGGCGTCTGCAGGGTGGCGATGATAGCGGGATCAATAAAGGGTGCGAGCTCCGGTTCGGCGCCGGTGAAGTTCAGTGTATAGCCGTTCCGGTCTCCCCAGGCCGTGCCGGTGGCGGCGGTGCCGGTCTGAAGCATGAGCCCATAGAGGCGTCCGTACAGGCGGTAGCTGTCATTGTTGTCGTGGGCGATCACAATGAGCTTATTCTTCGACAACAGCAATATTTCATTACGCACGGCCACCTGCTGCTTGTTGAGGATGATCGTCCCGGCTTGGGTGTAGAACAGGGTTCCATTCTGCCGGTTGCCGGTGATCGTCTCTTCGAAGTTGGCCGTTTCGAGAACAAGTTGGTACTTACGAAAAACTTTGCCCGTGAGCTTGGTGATCGTCGTAATCGTTCCGCTGCTCTCTACCAGTTCGCCAACGTTCTCCAGCTCGATGAGCCAGCACTCTTTGGTGCCGCCAGTGCCAACGTCGCAGCCGAAATTATAATCCTGGGTGAGGGCACAACTGGTGCTCATGGTAGCAAAATATTAAAGGGAGGCTGTGACCCCCGGGTGATTAAACGAGTTTGAAGGAAACCACTTCGTTCGGGAACGCCACCTGCACGCCGTATTTAAATGCGGCCTTGAAGCGCAGGTAGTCCTTGAACTGGTCAGGGATCAGGTCGAAGTCTTCCTCTTCGTTCTCCAGGTCCGTTCCGCCGTACAGGTTGCTCATTCGGGCCGTGAACAGGCGTTTGGTTTGATCCAGTCCGTGAACGGCGGTGAGCTTGTAGTTGGTGCCGGGGATGATCACCTCGCCATTCTCCATCTTTACTTCGGAGCCAGTAGGCGCGAAGTTGAACAGGTTCTGATCCCTGTAGGCAGCGATGAAGACCGAGAAGACGTCCCAGCCGCAAAAGACGCGGATATCGTCCTGACCGAGCACATCGGCAGGAAGGTCCTGCCACATGCCATCTACGATACCTTTGATATTCGCCGAGGTGATGCCGGTTGCAACGGTTATCGCCGTGGGGTTGCCGTTGACGGAAGCAGCAGCCGTATCCAGCAGTTTAATGAAACCGTCGAACCGGGAAAGGTTGGCGTTTCCGCTAGTGGTGTCGCCCTGCCAGATGGCGACCTCCAATTGCTTGGCTATCGTCTTGGTCTTTAGCTCCGTATAGTCCTGTTCGAAAGGAATCTCGTTTTCCTGGCTGCCTTTTGCAAGGACCTTGCTCAGATATTTGGACCGCAGGTCCTTGACGCAAAGGTCTTCTACGACGGCAATGTTGCCCACGGTGATCTTGCGCTGGGTGATCCTGGTGGTACCCGAAGAGGTCCGGGTACATCCCGCGCCGTCCTGGAAGATGGCGTCGGTATCCAGCTGGTTGATCTGTTCGGCGAACTTAATGCCCGTCATGACCGTGCCTTCACTGCGGAGCAGATCGGAGGTGCGGGCACCGAAGATTGATTTGGTGACGAGCACATCCGTGTTCTCGATCACATAGTTCACTAAAGTACTAACATCAAAAGGCATGACTATGACGGTTTAAATTTTTACGATGTTGATTTATGCTTCAGATTTCACCTTCTTCAGGCTATTGGCAATCCCTTCGAACCTTTGTTCGGTCTTCCCCCGCTTGGCCGCGAAGTCTTCTTTCTTTCCGCTGGTCAGCGTCCGCGGCTCTGCGGTGGGCAATTCGACAACTTTATCCAGCAGTTCGAACATGGCCTTGATCGTCGCCTCGTGTTTGTCAACCAGCGCTTTTAATGCGACCCCCTCCTCTTTGGACGCGAACTTCTGCGAGGAAGCCTGAAGCGTTTGGAGGCTGTTCTGATAGGCATTGATGGCGGCGTTCGTATCGGCGAGCCGTTTCTGTTCAAGTATCTGCCAGCCGAATTCGCTTTGCATGAGCGCCTTGACGCATGTGACCAGCACGGCAGTGAGATCGTCGCCGGAGGCGGTATCGAAGAGCGCTACGAGCTTTGCTTTGTCGTCCTCATTGTATCCGGATTTACCGGGCACGCCAGCGACTGGGCTTTTCGGCGGAATGGCCGGGGCGCCAACTGCCGGAGATCCTGCGACAGGCGGCTTCTTTGCGGCGTCGCCGTCGGGGACGTCCGTTGTTACAGGAGTTCCGCCAACAGGCGTATAGAGCGTGATCTTCCCGGTCGCATCGCAGGTGATGGTCGATCCATCCTGAAGCGTCAGGATTCCTTCAGGAGCCGGAGCGCCGGAAACGGTAACCATATCGCCAGGGGCGGGCGTGTCGCCGGCTTGCTGAACGGCGATCTGTGTACCGTCAATAAGCGTATAGATCGTCGCGTTGGACGTATCAGCGGGCGCAACAGGGGCCACTGGAGCCAGCGGCGGCGCGTCGAATACTGCTCTTACCTTGCCAAGAAGTTCTTTCAGACTCATGCCCGTTAGTGTTAATCGGTGAAGGATGTTTCGTTTAAGATTTTGCGGATGCTCTGCCGCTGTTCTGGCGTGCAGGTTTCATTCAGCTTTTCAAAAAAGGTGATGACCGGGTGCTGACTGAACTTGACCGGGACATAATTAAATATCCCTTCGACGGAAAAGCCTTTGATCTGCCCGTCCTTCACCCGCGCCCATACATCGGGGTTGTTCACCTGCGCGGAGATGAACCAGCTACCTTCGGCCAGATCCTCAAACCCGGTTGGTGGACGAATGCCCATGGAGGCATCGATGAGGAAAGAATTGAAGATGGTAACATTGTTGACCTGCTGCTGATCGTCATGGAACAGGTTGAACTTCTGCATGAAGCCTTTGGCGGCAAACTTTTTGACGATGGTGGAGATGGCTCCTGCGTCGAAGACCACGTAGTACTCGCCAAGCTGCTGATCATTTCGGTACAGCGGCATGTCGGCGATCATGGCGGGCCCCGAAATGATCTGACGCGCTTCGTCAAGGACGAATTTGGCGACATGCGCTTTGAATGCCTGGAAGTTCCGCTCAATGGCGGGCCGGTCGACGAGACCAATAAAACTGACCTCCAGGTCTGAATTAAGCTCGGGATCGATCTGCGCGCGGTATAGCTGAAGCTCCATGCAAGTGAGTGTCGATCGGAGCCAGGCGTTTCACTTATGCAGTTTTTTCTCTATCTTGGGCGTAAACTATTAATATGAAACTTGTAATTCTATGTCTGTCAGCTATTTGTATAGCTTCTTGCGGTGATAATCAAAATGGCTTAATATCAAATATGCTGGTTCGAAAAAAGGCATTAGAAGATTCTATCAGCTTGGCGCACAACGCCGAATCGTACTATAGGGCAAAAGCCAGCGATGCGATAAAAACAAGCGCCGACACTGCTGTTTGGCAGCGGCTTGTAGATAGTTCAACGGCGCAATGGTCGCTCGGGAAAACGCAAGAAAAAGAATTGCAGGCCGTCGAATTTTCGATCGACAGTCTTTCTAAAATGAAATAATTAGGTTCCGCCCAGCCGTGCCGCGCGTTCGAGCCTAGCATTGCGTTCACTGGCATTTCTAACATCCGAATCAAGCACATACGCCCGGTTGCTATTCGCGGACCCCGTCGTTGAGTTCTGCTGCGGGGTAAATGTAGTGCTCGTCTGAACGGGTGCAACGGGAGCAGCTGGAGCGGCGGCGGCTGTCGTTGCGACCGCGCCCGTGGTGGTTGGCGCTGTCGTTCCGGACGTATCAACCGCCATAATCTTCTTCACATTGGCGATACCGGCAGCTACGGCGGCGGCTGCGGCAATGACACGCAGCGCAGGACCGACAACCGGGATATCCGCCATCGCATTATAAGACTTCACTGCGCTAGAATAAGTGTCGATCGTTGCCTGGGCGGCCGCTAAGAATTTTCCCGCAGTCGTCGTCTTACCGACAAGTGCGGCGAGGTTTCCGAAGGTCTGTCCGATGGCATTAGCAATCCTTTCATGCGCCTGCTGCTCCTGTTGGCGGATGCTGATGCGATCTTTTGCTAGATCGTTGACTTTGGTATTGTAATCGGCCTCCGAAATAATCTTATCATTGAAGGCCTTTTGAATCAGGGATTGTTCGTCGTCTAATGCCTTTACTCTGGCTGAATAGGCCGCCTTTTGATTATCGGCGACGCCTTTGAGTCGCGCTTCCTCCGCCTTAAACCTATTGTCAGCGTCCTCTTTCCGGAACTTTTCTGTCAATGCCTGATCTTCGGCATGGTATTCCTCGGCGAGCGCCTGCTGGATCTGATGCAGGTGATCGGCGTTGTCCTTGTAATTCTTGGATGCGTCCGCGAGTTGCTGCTTATAGTCGGCCACCAACTGCTGCCGCTGCTGCGTTCTTAAATCAGTTGCGGCGCCGGCGGCCGCTTTCGCGCGAACAGCAGCCAGGTCCTTTTGAAAGGTCGCCTCTTTGTCAGCAATGTCCTGATTGTGCTTATCTCGCGATGCGTCGAGTTTGATCTGCCGGTTCTTCTCGAGTTCGATATCTAACTTCGTCGCCTGATCGGCAGTAATCTTTTTCTGCTGCAAATCCTGCTGTACCTGCCGCTTCTGGTCATCGATCTGAATTTGTATCTGTTTTTGCTCCTTTGCATATGCATCCTTAATGCTCGACAGGTCGTTATCCTCCTGGATTTTATTCAGCCGGGTGATGAAGTCCGCCAGCTCCTGCCGCCGTGCCTTGGCATCGGCGACCGCCTTGTCCCGCGCCGCTTTCTCTTCGGCCAGCGCTTGTTTCGTCGCCTGGGTCAACTGCCGGCGGATTGCGCGGATCTCGTTGGCGTTTTCCGTCTCCACGTTAACCTGGTCGATCCGGAGTTTGTTGATCTCGTCCTGGTTCTTGAGCTCGCCATCTTTTTCTATGGTAAGTTGAGCGATTTTATTATCTGTGACACGTTTGGCCAGGTCGATATCCTCTTTGGCGTTCTGCTCCGATGCAGCCAGCAATTCTTTCAGCGCCGCCTTCCTTTTGGCAACGGGCACGTCTTCGTCTTGAGCCTGAGAGCGCAGAACGGCCAGTTGTTTTTGCCGGTTGGCCTGGTCCAGATCATTGGCCAGCTGCTCGCGGTGAAGCTCCTGCGCCTGTCTGGTTAGATCGGCCATCTTCCCATATGCGGCAGCCGCGGCATTGGCTACTTGCTTGATCTCATCGACGGCCCCGCTGAAGTCAAAGGAAAATAGCTTTCCTATGGCGCTGGCGATATGGCCTATGTTATCGAGCAGTGATTGGGCTGCGGCTTTTATGCCCGCGAACACCTGTTCCATCTTCTCCCCGCCGGCGAATGTATTCGTAAAGGCCTTGTAGAGCAGCGCCAGCACTGCGATAATGGCCGCTATGATCAAGACGACGGGGTTAGCGAGTAGGGCTTTGAAGGATAAGTCTAGTTTCCCCACCCCTTCCGATGCCTCGCCTATGGGACCGCCCAGGCCGGCCAGCTGCTCCCTGATCTTCCCAAAACTGGTATTGCCGCCATCTACCGCATCGGCAACATTCTTTGTAGACGCTGCTAGATCATCCTGCGCCTCCTTGAGTTTTTTATATGCTGCGACCTGCTCGACGCTTCCCTGCTTCGTCGCCTCGAAGGCCTTTTGCAGGTCCTTGATGTTCTGTTTCAGGTCGGCAGTGCTCTTTGACGCGTCCTTGACGGAAGACGCCTCTACCTGTATACTCGCTCCTATGACCTGGTTATCCGCCATGATTTTGCATTTTAAATTCCTTCATCAATCGATTTCGCTCCCTGATCTCATATTCTCCCCGGGCTTTTATAAACATGAGATCGTTGAACGCCTGGCGGACCGACAACGCGTACACCGCCTCCAGCGGGATACGCTCATAATCTGCAATCGCCGATGCCGAGTAGGTCCATCCGTAACGTTGATTGAACCGGTCAACCTTTGCCTGCTGCGAATGCACATCATCGGACAATCCGAAAAGGGATTTATATTCGCCATTAAACGCTTCGAAACGCTCCTTGATAACCTTGACAGCGCCGACGGCTTGTTCCATGCGGCAGCCCAAAAATCGATCTGCTCGCGCTGGGTGACCTGTCGTAGCGTACTTTCGAAGCAATCGCCTGCTGCATGAGGCGAGTATGTAATGCATGTTCTTTGTCGGCTGCTGCAGGAAGAAAGCGAGTTCAACATATTGCCCAAACGTGAACCTAGATACATCGTACAATACCCAGTATCGCCCAATCCTCTTCGGGATCAGTACGGCTGGGCTGGTGGTGAACAATCGCTTAATTCGCTTGATCATCTTAGCAACCTGCTTTAGGCCTTTCGCATCCATCTCCTGTTCGGTCAAGCCAAAGGCAACGCAGGCTGAAAACAGTACCTTTTCCAACTCGTCGAACTTTTTATCGGCGTTGATCGTTTCGATTTGCTGGTATTTGAACAGCGTTATCTTTTTCCAGTTCATGCGTACCGATATAAGATTAGCAATCGCTCGCCCGCGCCGAGCGCCACGCCGAACGTGAACGTCGTTCCGTCCCACACGTATTCGACGCTATCGGGCGAGGAAACAACGTCGTAATTTATACTCCCCTCGCGATAGACAGCCAGCACATACCGTCCTGAAAGGTCAGATATCGTTAATGACGTCCCTTCTGTCCCAGTCGCCGTATACCGGTATCGTTGGGTGCCGAATATCTGTTTAACCTGCTGCGAGGTTAGTTTCAGAGATACGCCGGAGACGGGATCACAGCAAGACCATAGCCGATTGTCATTAGCTATCGTGTCGTTGTCTGCTGCGTCCAATAGATTAACTGTCTTGCCCATATAAGAATTTATTCATATAGTAATGCATTACCTGGTGAATATTCGAGATCATCGCCGGTTTCCCAGTCGATCGTCCGCTCAGATTCCGGGACGGCGCCTATTGGGTAGGAATAGGCAGTGTTGATAACCTTCAATAATTCTACCGTGCAATCTGAAGGCAACGTTGCGTTATAGTCTTCGATCTTGTTCAACCGCCATAACACGCCGTCGATATAGATGAACGTCGAGAAGTCCAGGTTCAAGATATCGATCGGGTCGAGCTTGAACTTCGCCGAAAGAAGTTTGCTATCCTTGTCGGTGATCTCATCCATGTAGGCGCTCCAATACATGTTGAACTGTGTCCTATCCAGCGTACCGCCAGTGATGGCATAGAAGGCTTCGAAGAGGCCGCCGAAGTTCAAATCGTTGTCAGGGTTTCCGGGGTCGTCGAAATGTCCAGCGTACCCATAGTTTGAATAAGTTCCGAGCGATGTTGTCAGATCGTCGGTAACACTCAATATCTGCCATGCACTCACGCTATAAAGCTTCCGGGTCTGCATGATTCGGATGACACTATCAGTTCTGTCTTCTGTTGTTCCGGATAATTTGAAGATAGTCGGATAAACCTTGTCCTCTCCCTGGTAACCTATGATCGGTGTCGAGGCGAAGATCAGCGCGAGTTTATTGTCATCGGTGTTGAAGTCGGCCTCGCTGTCGAAGGTGTATGATCCATAGACCTGGTTGTACCTCTTTTGGTAGAGATCGTTGTAATAATCGGAATCCGAGGCGTAATTGAAATAATAAAGGCTGTACGTGAGCTCCGACATGGGCTTGATGGCAATGACGCCTGTTCGGTTTAGCTTATTGGTCCAATCCACTACCGTGTTGCCGGGATAGAAGTCTACGAAAGGGGCAATGTTGATCAGCCTGTTGTCGTACTTATCTTCATAAACATATAAGTTGAAAAGCTTGACGATAGAGACCAGGAAATCGATCTGTAAGATGTTTTTCGGAATCACGAAGGACATGTCGATTAGCTCATTGTAATCCAGCGGATTTTGCACGGTGCTAGATGTCTTCACACCCAGCGAAGGGTTTTGAACAAAGACCTGTCCGGCCGCGCCTCCTGCCAATGTCCCCTGCAGTGAGTAGTGAACTTCGATATAATCCCCCGTTGCGAAGGTCATGGGAAGGGAATAGTCTTTCGTGTAGTGGATATCACGGCCCAAATTGGCGTTAAGCGTTGAAGGGTCGGTATAATATATCGATCCGTTCTTCAGGATCTCAATGACTGCATTAAGGCTGGCGCCAATGGCAAAGTTGTAATAGCCCTCCAAATGTATAGCGACAGTAGTTGCCAGCGTATCGGAACCGGTATAGGTGAACTTTCTTCGGCTGGTGAAGGAGTCGATCGGTGTCTCAGTGTAAGGGAATTGCGCGCCGACGCGTGTGTTAAACTGCGCATCGTTCTCGAACATGCCCACAACGTGATCGATAACTTTAAATGTCGTCGTATCGCTGGCGCTCAGCACCCCGGACGTCAGCTTCGTGAGGTCTTTGGTGTTCGTAGGAACGATTAGCCGTTTAAATCTCTCCGTATTGAAAAGGGCACAGTTATACCGAAAGCCGGATGCCGAGAATATCTTATCGATGTACTCCTTGACATAGAGCGCCGGCCTGAAAGTCCTGAAGTTCCAGTGCTTCTTAGACGTACTATATGTCCCATAATCTATCATTGGGAAGTATACGCCCGATCCGGGTGCGTTGTCCCAGCTTGCGGAAATGTTGGTTACGTTCCACAGAAGGTTATAGGCCGAGAAATCCAGATCAGCCAGGTACGCTGTTGATAGCGTGGCGCCCAGCACCGTCATATCCCCGCTGACCGAGACCTGGTATTCTACACGGCCGTTGTCGATGTCAATCTCGATAAGCCTGAGCACTCCCTTGAAAGTCTGGATGTAGTCTTGAAAGATGATGCAGGCCGCGCCCTTGGTAGGATTGAAATTCGTACCGACATTGGGCTGTGCATTATCGTGGTCGTTATCGAGTCCTGTTGCGAAAACGCTGGCAAATATCTGGTTGTTGTTGGCTGTACCGGGCAGAACAATAGTTTTACTGAATGTCGTCTGCCGACTGGAAAAGTCTTTCACATCGTCGAGCGCGAAGGTCAATAGGCTGCTGATGTCGGCGGAAACATCCAGGCGTCGGTTCTCTATGAAGACCTCTGTTATCATCGATATTGCGCATTTTGTTGGGTGCCGAATTGAACATTGATCGTCAGGTTGGTGAGATCATCGTTGATGACCTTCTTTGCCTCATAGTCGGTGTCGGTGATCTTTACCACATAGATCCCGGTCGTATCCTCAATATAGACCAGCGGCGATATCAACAGCTCCCGAAGCCATACATATTCTTCATCCGTTAGAAAATCCGTGTTCAGCAACATTTTCTCTTGGTATAGGCTGGCATAGGTCGCATCCTGTTCTATGAACACACCGTTGTTTGACTTGAAGGAGATAGCGCCGGCACCGTCAACCGAATAAGGCAATCGCCCATAATCCGTCTTCATCACCGTTACTGTGTTCCTGCTAACCTTTGTAAAGAATTTTGTGTCGAAGCCGCCATATTGATTAAGGAAATGGACGGCGTAAGGTGTATAGATCGCTTCACAAATCAATCGTACATTCAATGCTCTGCCGGCTATCTGGATAGTATAAGAGGTGGTTGCCGGCGTAATGGTCCCAGGCTGCAAAGAATTGATGACATTGGGAGCGAGGTTAAGGAGCGCCATCTCGATCGTTTCCGATGGAGTGAAAGACGTCGATAGCGGAAAGCCTCCGCCTGTGGGGGTGATTATGATCGGCACGGGAATCGCAGGCGTGGCAAATGCAAAAAAAGGAATGAAGAGCGCTTGGCTCCCAAAAAATACATCCAATTGTGCAGGCCGGTTAGACGCAACCTGGTTTGCTATGGTGGCCATGACACCCCGTTGACCGCGAGGCTCATAGCTGTTATAGATCAGGGTATACCCATATTCTTCTATGTCGTAGGTCGGCGTGTAATTCCATTCCTCGCCAAACTTCACCTTAACAGAGGTATAGAACGTATCGCCCTTTGCCTCTTGGGCGAGAAGGACATTCGGGACAGGATCAAAAAAAGAAGAGACATAGCTACGGACGATCATTCCTATATTCACAATGCCGACGCCGGTAGAGGGGTCTGGAATAATTTTGAGCCGGGAAACCAGAACCAGACCGATGTATACGTCTGCAATGAACTTGAAATTAGGATAGGTCACGGGATCCGAAACCTTGCCCTCGTCCATGACCGTGTATATCAGATCGCTATGCGCAGAATTCCATGCCCCTGGGTGGTCGGTGATCGTCAAGGCCATATTATGAGGTTAATGAAGTTTTGATGTCTATTTTCAATGCCGCGCTCAGCCTGTCGGCTATCTTGACCGTCACATCTCGAACGGCAGAATTAAGAAACCCGGTTGATTTGATGCCCTTTTGCTTTATGGCTCGCGACACTGCGAAAGCAAGATCTGCATCGTGCAATGATGCCAGACTTCTTTGTTTTCGTTCGTGGGCGCCGTAGCCTGAATATTGTTTCACCGTCGCCGTAGTTAGTTTGCCGCGCTTGAGCCACTCGGCGATAGCTTCTACCATCTTCTTGCTGGGCATGTCGTACTTGAACGAATAGCCGGCAAGGCTACCGCCGGCTTTAGTGCCCTTTACGCCCATGTTGATGAACCGCAAGTAGAAATTCATGTAGATGTCAACAAACATCGTTTCTCCCTCGACACGCGGGTCCGAGGCGACGAGGGATGCGCTGCCGGCGCCAGAGCTGACGTTGTTGCTTGAGGCCAGGTTCTTTTGAGCCTGCTCGATGAGTTCGCCGGCTAAAACGATAGCCTCGGAGTAGGTCTCTTTCAGATAGAGGCCATCCCGGTCCGATCCGATAGAATCAAGAAATCCTTCTGCCAAGGCGGCAGCCTGTGCTTTTGCAATGCTCATCAACCGTAAGTGTCGAAAAAGGCTGGCTGTTGGTGGGACTATTCGTAGCGGCGAAACAGAAGAAAACCGCGGCTGCCACCAATCACTTCATGCGTGGCGCCGAACCGGCCGCGGTATAGAAGAATACCTAAGTGATTGATAAATAAGCAGTCAGATAGAATCATGGGCTGGTAAGATACAAAATATTATTACCAAATCGAATACTCTCCCTGTGCGGCTTCCGTGGCGAGATTCTTTCGAGCCAAGGCCAGGGAATATACAGCATCGTCGGTCATGCCGTCGGGAACGGAATAGCGTACACCGGTGCGGGTGTATTCAAACTCGAAGGCCTCGAGCTCATCCTGTAGCACGCCGGCGATAGCGGTCACCTTTCGGTTCTGGAGATCGTAAGCCAACCCCTCGACCATTTGCTGCTTGGACCGCTCCGTGAAGATCACGACGTCGAGATCGCGGTGCCGGCCAATATCCTCGGCGATGGGGTCACCCACGCCCGTGCCATCGATGGTGATCTTACCCGACGGCAATGATAAGATGGTTTCTTTTGTCTGCTTCCAATCCTTTTGAAACCGGTCCCAGTGGCATATCTGACCGAACTTATCCAGGCCGGTGATTACCGTCCAATCGCGTTTTTTCGCCAGGTCGATACCAAAGCAGACCGGCGGCAGACTACTGAGCCCAAAAATGGCCCGGCGGATGTGATCAAACCCAAATGGGTTGCTGCCGTCTTCCGAAGCCTCGGCGAGGTAGAGCTCATTGAAGACGTTCTCCGGCAGATCACGTTTGGCATCTTCAATCTCCTCGATGAATGGTCGGCCGTCCTTGGTTTTCATGCCAGCAGCGGCCGCGTCGTATGCTGTGATCTTGAAGTAGGCGTAATCCTTGTCCTGTCCATTCTTCGCCCGCATGCCCAACTTATGGCCCCAGTTTTTTCGACCCTTGACGTTGCCGATGAATTTACATTTACCGCCGGTCGCTGTCAGCGTGGATCGTAGCGCATGCCATGCCTCTTCCCGGGCGCGGGTGAATTCGTCGAAGACGGCGGCGTAAACGTCGTCGCCGTACAGGTTGTCGGGCTTTTCGGCGGACTTGAAAGCAAAGATAGCGCCGGATGGATAGGTCGCCGTTAGCTTGCTCTCGTTGAAGCGGAGAAAGCCTTTGTCGCTCAACTGCGTTCGCAGGCGACGGAACATGATCTCAGCCTGGCCATAGACGGGCGCGATCCACCACACGGATTGCCCTTCTTTCAGATCCATGGCGAGCGGTTGTTCGAAGAGCCAGATTAGGTGAGAGGCGGATTTGCCGACCTTCGTTGCGGCTTCGGTGACCGTGAAGCGGGCCGGCGAGTCGATGATCGCCCGCTGGTAAGGATAGACAAATGGGCGTGTATAGTTGATCACCGGCTCTCCCATTGCCTGAGCTTTTGTACGACTTGTTCCGGTGTGATGCTTGGGATATTGCCCTCAAAGACAATAGCGTCAGGGTTCTTGCCCCAAGGGCCCTGGTTGCAGAATAGGAAGTTGCGGACGCCGAGAGCATGGGCAAGATGGCTCGTGCCGGTGACGACGGAGATAAGGCCATAACGCGCCTCCTTTAGTAGATTTGACACGCAGGTAAAGTGGTGGCCAAATAATGATGTTGTCGCATTCGGTATATAGTCGTGGTCGTCATTATCGCCCCCAATGACGGCAAATTGCCTTGAAGGCATCAGATCAACGAGCTGGCGCCAATACTCTTTGGGCCAGCGTTCGTTTTCCGGCAATGATCTACTGAACGGAGAAAGGATATAATCAAAATAGGGCTGGGCGATGCGACGAACCACAAATGAAGGCCGCACAGGCTTGGGTGGGATAGGCAAGCCAACGGCGTGGAAGTTCGCCTGTGTCATATGTAGATTGTCCTTTGCCGCCAGTTTAAAGGCGGCATGAAGATCGAAGGCAAGGTCGCCGCGCTCATCGGGCGTCCATTGATGCCGTCGCCATTCGGCGTGAGGCTTTAGCCCTGCCATGCTCAATAATTCGAACATCGACACACCGCAATGAACCTCCATCGGTGCGCCTTTGGCAAGCTCTTGCATGGCCGGTATCGTCCCGATAAAATCCCCGATCAGGTCATTGTCGTTCCGGACCACCAACGGACGCTGCCATATCGCCGCCTGAAACTTTGCCCGCGTCGGACTCCACAATTTTCCACTTTCTTCCAGCGCCTTGCGGACGCCCGGGCAATTGGGCCAATCGAAATCGTCGAAGACCATAACGCCGCCGGGCATCATCCGCGGTACGAACCATTCGATACAGGCCTTGACCGACAGGTAGAAGTCTGTATCAACATGGACGAAGGAGAAGCGTGTATCATCGCCGATCGCCCATACGCTTTCTGGGAACAGACCTTTGATAAGTTCGACGCGCGGATTGTTGATGAATCTAGCGACGGACTCCACATGCGTGTCTGCGAATTCGCCGGGCTTGTGAATCTCTATCTCGCTATGGTATGCCGCCGGCAGTCCTTCGAAAGTGTCAAACCCGTATAGTCGCCGATCTGGGAACGCGTCGGCGAGATATTTTAATGAACCGCCCTTGTAGACGCCGATCTCAGCAATAGGGCCACGTGGACACAGCTTCGCTATTCGGATCAGTTCATCGAGGCGATCTTTTGTAATGAGTGTGTTCATCGGCGGCGGTGGTGTTTGTGCGATGGAAAGTTTGCTTTGGTCTGGATAGGCGGTTGCTCTGCCTCGTCCTTAGATTCCGGCTCAGGCAGATCGTCACCGGTCGTCTGTTCGGCAGCCTGTATCGAGTGGTCTATTAGCTCGTTTGCTTTCGCTTCGCTCCCCTCGATTAGCTTTGCCGCCGCTTTCTCTATCTCAGCTAAACGGGTGACTGTCTCCAACCGCTTTTCCTCTTCCAGGAACTGATCATAGCGACGATATACCTGCAGGATCATATTGGATACGCACGGCGGACACCACAGGTCGGCCGTATAGCCTGGCTGGAACTCCTCACTCATCGCCTTGACCAGGTTCGAACGATCCAGTCCGGATAGATGTTTGAGGTAACCGGCTTTGACGAGCGTGTCGTGGTGCTTTCGGTTGTCTTCGAAGATTTGTCTATTCTCGGGCTTCATATCATTCGGTTATATAAATAGGTGACGGCCGATCGAAATATTTTAATTCATCATCCTTGATGGTATAGTCATTTTTGGCAATCGCCGGCGGCCTTTCAGGACACTCGAGCACATACATTGCCTGACATCCCATGATCGACATCGCTCCAACAATTAAATACCAGTTTGCGTGGGCTCGGTTCGGAATAAAACCGAGCATCTTGCCGGCATCATTGACGGAATTCAAAGTTCCCCACACGGCGCGATATTGAATGCCGTCCGGCCCATAGAACCAATTCTGCGTAGTAACCAAGACTTTTTTACCGACAAGAGACAGCATATTCAAATATTTGTTTCCGCTTATCATTGATCCGCGAAAAGTTATAATGCTCGTTACAGAACTCGGCGAGCTCCTGCCCTGCTTCGCGGCGCCGCTTCTTGCTCTTGACCAGCCGCGTGACATGCTTGATCCAATCCGAGCCTGATTTACAATATAGCAACGGCATGTTGAGATAGGGGTCGACCTGGCTTGCGATCGCCGGTAATCCCATATTAGCGGCCTCCAGGACCTTCAGATTGCTCTTATAACTATTGAACCGCGATTTGACTAGGGGCACCAGACAGATGTCTGCTTCCTGATAGGGAGCGTAGTATTGCAGCACCCCGGCGCCGGGGATAATCTTGTACTGGTGGTGGAAGCCAGAGGTATACATCTTCGCCATGCGTTGCCACGCTGGCTCTTCCTCGACAAAGCCGGCCATGATCATTTTGATCTTCCCGGCGATCGTCCGAAGTCCGGCGATAGGCCGGCAAAGCACACCGACGTCATTCTCGTGGGTTACCGATCCCTGCCAGAATACACGCACCAGGTTGGACGGGATCGTCTCAACGTCAAACTGGCCGGTTCGGGCAATGGCGTTGGGCAATATCTCCACATTTGGGTTGATACCTTTGGCGGCATCGGCAAGCCTGCCATGGGTGACAAAAACGGTATCCGCGGCCCGAATGTTCTTTACCTGCCTTTGGGTGTGGCCGGCGTCGTCGTATTCCTGGAACAGAATATGGTGGGGATCCAGTTCCCAATAATCATCAATGTCGCAGACGGTCCGGAATCCGTATTTCTCCTTCAGCGCAGGCAGTTGGTCGAATAACGCATCGGGCAGCCACCGATTCCAAATGAAGATATCTACGCCTTTGTCGAAGCCGTTCTCTCCCAATGGATCATTGGTGAGGCAGACGTCGACATCCGGCATCGTATATAGAGGCACCGTGATCCGGTGATAGGTCGGGCCGGAATGGGCTGCTATAAAGGCGACGATTCTCACAGATAGCGCATTTGAATGGCCGAATAAATTGCCCCGATAAATACAGCAACTGGGCAGAGGATGATCCCATGCCATCCTTGTTGCCAGACACCTAGGCCCAAGGCGAACCAACCCGCCATACAGCGCACGCAGGTGAACGGTTTGACAACGCCCAATTTCAGCACCTCGACCCAGCAGAAGCCGAGGCACAGCGCATAGAACACTATCTCGATACTTGACATCGAATATGTTTTAAAGATTTTTGAATGGATTTGTATGCAGATTCCCAGGGGATGCCGGTTGCCGCTTCGATTGCCCGGTAGTTGCCGTGTTGGATGTAAAGTCTTACAAGCTCCTGATCATACCAGTATAGGTTTTCGATCTCCGCCAGAGCTTTGTCTTCGCGCAGTTCGCGGATCTCACGGGCCTGGATGTCGTCGACATGAACGGCAATTCCGCTTGTTACCTTCGCCGGCTGCCATTCTTCGTCTTCGAGAAATGCATTACCGCCATCATCGTATTCGCTGACCATGGCGCGGTACTTCTTATAGAAGGGCGAATACTTATTGATCACCATGTGCAGCATGACCTTCGCTACGTAAAAGCCCAGCTTGCCGCGGGTATATAGGTCTATTACCTTTTCGTCCGTCCAGGTACAGACCTCGACCATGACCTCCATCTTCAAGTCTTCCCGGAGATGAGCCGGCTCCATCTTCTCAATGGCATCCCGGAAGTTTCTACCGGTGAACAGGTCGTGGATGATCTGGTCTCGCGTCATCCGAGATTGAGGGTTATGGAGTAGGATTGCTTGTTGCCTTTGGCGTCTTCGCCTTCGACCTTGGCTTTCACGGTCGCCGATCCGGTCCAGCCCATCAGTTTGCCAATCTCACTTACGGCTGTGATCCGGGGATCACCCTTGATCTTGCGATTGGTGCCAAGCCTGCCATCCGCAGTCTTCACCTCGATCACCTCAATGGAAGCGATCGCCCGGGCCGTGTCTTCATCCAGCTCGGACAACTTCTTCATCGTCCCGTCTTCGTTAAAGATTTTTCGAACATCCAGGTCGGCGATCTGTTTCAATCGACCCAATGCCCACTCACGGCTAATACCGAGCTTTCTGGCGACCTCTTCGGTCTGCTCTGCCTGTACCCTTGCTCGCACCTCTTCGTCGGCGGCAACCCGGGCCGCAACGATCGTACGGGCTACCCTTATCCACTTCTCAACTGCGGATACGCTTAGCCCGTACTCATCCGTAAATTTCCGGATGATTTCTTTCGGTTTTGCGCCTGCATATAGCATGTCTGCGCAAATAACCACACCCTTCTCCTTACTTATTGTCTTTTTACCACCCAAGACCATTCGATTTTAGCACTTCGAATGTACGTCCTCGCAAAAGCGTTCCACGTGAATCTAGATAAATTCACTATGCTATTTTTCCGAAACGCATGTATGTGGCAACCGCTTCGATGGTATTGGCGACGCGCATCTTTCGGATAATATGGCTGCGATGATTGCTCACGGTGCTGGTGCTGATGCCGTATTTGTCGGCGATCTGCTTTGAGCTAAGGCCGTTGGCAAGGTCTTGGAGCACCTCTTGTTCCCTGGTCGATAGCTTACGGCCTCGGGGCTTGTCCGGGATATTGTTCATTCAGCAATTAGTTTTCAGGATTTTGGGCCGGATCACTGGATTATTTGTGTTGGCTCTCCCACTCCCCCGCCTCTTCCCTGGTATCGAAATAGCGGAGGAGATCGCCTTCGCAGGTGTAGGCGACTTCCAGATCGTGGAGGTATTCCGCCTGCAGTTTATCGTCGATGACCAGGCCGTGCTCATAGACCGCTGCGCAGATCTCGCAGGGGCAAGTGGTCTTGTTCCGGAATACTCTCTTTCCTACGCGGTCGAGAAACCATTGGAGGCGGGTGTTCTGTGTGTTCATTTTTTCTTTTTTGGGGGCTTCTCTGGTTTACGGCGCTTAGGCTTCTTTCTCCACGGTTTTATTTGTGGCCGCTCCGATAACTTTTCGAAAAACCGTTCAGTAGTTTCGTTTTTTGCCTGTATCATGGGTTAGGGGGGTATTCGGTTTCCAGTTTCATTTTTTCTTCCGTGGCCCTGAAGGCTTCGCCGTCGATGAGGAACAGACCGCCGTGCCGCGTCTTTCCCCGCATCCAGTTGCGAACATCCTCTGTCGGCGTACCAATGGTGAAATAGCCGTTCTTACCTTTGATCTCTACCTTGTCCACATTGGCTAACGATGCAAGACGGCAGCCGGGGTTATTATCATCCACCATGCGTTTGATGACATCCAATGCGCTAATTTTCTTTTCGGTATTCATATTGTGTTTATTATCTGATCTTCAATAATTTGCGAATGATCCGGTTTAGCCGGCTGTTTTCGCTTTCCAGTTCTCGGATCTGCTTTGAAAGCTCTTTCAAGTTCTCCCGGTATTCCTGCTTTTCGAACTCGTTGAAAGTTTGCGGAGGCCTGCTCCGGCAGGTACAATGAGTCGGGCCGTAGATTGCTCCACCCCAACAACCGGGTATATGGACATTCCAGGTTTCCTTGTCGTAGATGTAATGGCAGCGCATTACCAAAGCGGTTCATAGACGTACCGGAAGCCCTGGAAGCCGCGCATTGGTATTTTCCCGGGGGCCTTTTCGAACGGCCCTGCTAAGATTAAGCGCGACCATTCAATATCTCGGCTCTGGCCGTTCCATTTCCACACCGTTCGTGGACCAGTTTCGTAGCCACCATAAAATAGCCGATAAGCGATCCTGTTGCAGACAATGACGTATACAAATGCAATATCGTGCGTGGGCCCGTTCTTGCATTTGTGAAACCACCAGCCTAAATCGTCTTGGCAGGTATCTTCAAAATACCGGATAAAGCGAAGTAGTCCGCCGTTGGCTTCGATCATGTCTTTGCCCCAGGTTACAATAATGCCTATCGGCGGCTGTTGTTTCTTTGCTTGTATCATGGAGGTTATTTGTCTTGTTATTTACCACGATGCTGGAGCGCTCCCTTCATCCATCATCCATGAAATTCCTTCCAGAAGTTCTTCTGAAGCGATATCTATCCAAGACAGCGACGCCATGCCCATGCAAAAGTGCCGGTCGCCTACTGTCCATAGATGTTGGGGGATTAGCTTTGACATAACCCTACGGCCATTGATATAAGCTATTGGAGTGCCCAGCAAATAAATAATGACGAATATTATTACCTTTTTCATACTTACTGTTTTTTGCTTTAAGGGTGAGGGAGTTGAGAGTATAGATTCTTACAAATCAGATTGCAGGCGGATGAATCGCAGCACGGGCCGACAATTTCCCCAGAGAACGCCATTTCGATGCGCCACCTATCCGGAGTTAGGTTGTGTCTGATGCGATAGATCGGCCAGCCTTCCCTATAATAGTCGGGGTAATAGAATCTTACCTCGACTTTGCCGTTCACCCGGATAAAATCGGTCACCTTTCTGCTGGAATCCCGCAATAGTTCACTCACAGGCCAGCTTCTTTGCGGGCGGTGAGGGGCGTCACGGCGTCTGCCAGTCGAGGAGCGGCCCCGACGCCATTGGCCGGAAGTAACAAAACTGGAAGCAACAAAAGAGGCAGAGTCGTCTATAAAGGTGCCACTGCTGCTAAATCTTAGGCGCTTGGGAAATACGATGCAGCAGCTATTATCTTTAGGCTTAGCCGCTGGATCGCTCTTTGCGTCGATAATTTTTGGCGTGGCGGAAGCGGTATCGACCATTCTCCATTCATCGTGGGTGCCGTTTGAGGCCATATCGCAAACCTTTACCAGTTTCTGCGCTTCACACCCCACACTAATCAGCAGGAGCGACAGAAAGATGTACTGTTTCATGGTTGAGTTGTTGGGTGTGAAAATTATTCTGGAACCGGAACGCCGAAGTCGTTAAGTCGTGCATCCATTTCGTTTTCCATCTCCGGCTTCATGTGAAAAGCCTTGCATGCGGAGATATAGAACCGGTGCCAATGTAAAGCGAGCCCCTTGTCGGGATGCTTGTACCCTATCACCTCTGCGCAATGGATAAGGTGCATTATGAAATGATGAGGATACCCGTCCGGATCGTCAAAAAAACTTCGCATCCAGTTGCCGAACAAACTATAATCTCCCCACATAAAGTCATTATTGTTATACCCATCCCAATTCCACGCTGGCTTGCAGATGGCACCGCGCAGATATCTCACAATAGCTTTGGCAGCATTATGCTTATTGCATCCGTCCGGGCCGCGCATACCGGTCATTAAGAGGGCCTGCATTTGGAAAGTTAAGCCATGGACCCAGTCGTGTAAGGCAGATTCTATTTTCTTTTGTTTTGGCATCTTATTGTTTGTTTTGATTTTTTCGATTGAAATAACTGGAATAGCGGGGGCCTATACCGGAATCGGCCGCGCCTGCCGGTTCATGATATGAGGGAATTTGTTTATAGCATCATCGATCATTTCCTCGGCATTTGAATAGCCCATGCCTATAAGATTTGCATTCGATCCGGGGCGGCCGTCTACGGAGTAGTCCCACCATGCCACGATCATTACAGGAGGCACAACCGAAACTTGATATTTCCCGGCCTCGCGGGTACTTCCCGGGGCGTATGTCCCATCGATTGTGGCCAACACATTCCTATTTATGCCGGGAAAACCCTTGGCAACACCATCCGGGTAAGGCCCATGGCCTCCTGCGAAATAATGACCCGCTGACGTTCTGGTACCTCCGAAAAAGACCAAATGCTTATACATTATTCTTGCTTTTTAGGTTGTTGAGGGTATTGAAGAATAAGCGAACGTGCGGCTTCCGCCGGAGCCTCAAAATAAGCCCCGGCCGCAATGTCGTCGATCAAATTGCGATAGGCGTATATCTCTTTTTCCAAAGCAGCTATTTTATTCGCATCGTTTTCCAAGATGGCATTCGCGGCGTTAAGCCTCTCTGCATCGGCTTTTCGTTCACGTTGAAGTTGCTCAATGAGAGAGCCGTTGAAGTCGTTTTCTGTTTTATGGTCGTGTAGAAGTGTGGCCAGTTGCGCCTCAAGTTGAACTTGGAGCTTATATCTTTCTGTATGTTCGGACTGTAGCTTATAAACAAGCGCGTCAATATATTTTGCAA